AAAAACATTGCAATTGGAAAGGGTAGCATAATATGCGCTGGATCAATTTTAACAACCAATGTAAAACTGGGGAAGTTTGCTCAAATCAATCTGAATACAACCATTGGCCACGACACCATTGTTGGTGACTATTTTACTTGTGCACCTGGAGCAAATATATCTGGCAATTGTTGCATTGGACGCAATGTTTACATTGGCACAAATGCAACCATCAAAGAAAAAATTCAAATATGTGATGATGTTGTGATTGGCATGAATTCAGGAGTTGTGAAAAACATTATGGCGTCAGGAACATACATTGGAATACCATGCAAAAAAATCAGTTAAGCAATGTTCAAAAATTCATTTCAAATAACTTCTTGTTTTTTCATAAACATACATTCCTGCAAACGCGGATGGAAACGTTCTCAACAACACCGGTGTTATTCCCTTGTAAAACGAACCAATTGAATTAGTTGCACGGCGTTCGCGTATCAATTCATGTATGCTTTTATTTTTGGTGGTTTGATATTCCGTTTTAATGGTGTCCAATGGGTAGATCACTGTCCATGTCAGCATTCCGGACAATCCGCCAAACCATGGATATAATGATGCGCGGTCAGTCCCGTTTCTCAATGTGAGATATGTTCCCAAATAAATGGTGGACCCCAGCACATTTTTGGGGGTTTCAACAAAATATCCTTTGTACATTTGCTTGAACGACGTGTTTTTGATGTATTGTTTTACCGATGTGTCATGTTTGGTTTTGTCAAGTAATGCTATGTTTGTTGTCAAATATTGCATTGGTAAATTGTAAACCGAACTAATCAATGATGCGGCAAATGACGACGCATATGGGTTTACCATTTTTTTATTCATTTTTTCCAAATAATAATACTGCAATGACCGTTCTATGCCAACCGTGACAAATGCGATGCTTGACCCTCTGTAAAACTTGCGGATGTCTGTTTTCAAAATGTGTTGCACTGTGCCCAGTGTGGTTGAGTGCAAATTTTTCTGCATTTGAACCTTGACCACATCAGCCGGATATGAAATCCCAACGCGCGTTACACCTTGCAATAATCCGGGCATTAAGTCAAATATGAAGTCCATGTTAATTCATAATTTATGGTATTAATTACCTTTAAATGATGAATTGCATTATAAATATCATGGCATGTTACAACAATTTGTTCATGATCGCATCGGACACGTTCAATGCATCGTAAATGTGTTGCTTCAACGCGGGTTCATCCGACACGATGTGAGAGAAATCATTCAAATTCACAATGACATTGGCGCCGCCATTGTCATCGGCAGTCATTTGAACTTCGTCATACAATATTCCATAATACTGCAGTGGTCGTTGCAGGATGCGCTGCACAGTAGAAATGTCTGCATGAGACTCGTGAAGTCCTATTATTGCCAACTTAAACACGGTGACCTTGTAACTTTTTTGTTCCCTCAGCTCCGAATTGGACGCCTGATTGATGCGATTTTTGATTCTGAAACGTATATCATTGTATTCAATGCAGTCCTTGCATGTTTTCAAATACTTTTCGGTTGAAATGTTGGTGCGCAAAACATCCATCATGTCCCATATGATTGCATTCGCCTTTTTCATGGTATTGTACAAGTCGGCATGGGTTTGAACGAAGTCGGTCAATTCCGAATGTTTTAGCAATACATCATATTCGCGCTGCACGTCGGCTTTCCTCGCAATGTCGGAAATTCTCTCTAATTTTATGTCCAGAATTGTTAATTTATCAATCGCTTCTCCGATGCTGGTTGGTAGATGAACGCATGCCATTTTATTGTGGTGTTATGTTATGAGTTTGTTACTGTTGATAATTTTATATTATATCATTCATAAATTAAAATAATGAATATTTTAAAATTCACAACAGGCAACCCTAAACAGGCGCAGGTAAATGCAAAAAATCACAATCAAATTCCACGAAATTTTGTAATTCCCACGAGTATGCACATGATTAAAATAACTGGTGCCGCCAACACGATTTCTAGCCCCCCGATGGAAACGAAATCATACCAGTTATTTCATGATCAAATGATTGAAATATGTCGTAAAAACCACATTCATATCACTTATGATGATAAATTGATTGGCAGTGCAACTGGAATCGGAGACATATTATTGAAATTTGCTTCTATCAAATTTAAAACAACCGATTTCACGCCATTTAATTTCAATTTGGAATGGTTCACACGTCCATATTACAGAATGAGTCCAATCAATCAATTGGAATTCAGAATTAAACTAATTCATGAGTTATGTGAATGTAATAATATTTCAACTCACATGATTAGGTTCATTTTCAGTAAAAATCCACATGTGCATTCAATCTCAAACACAAATTGTAAAAATATAAAACAATTAAAACTTGACATAAATGTGTCAAAATCAACAAAGGTCATTGACGGGGAATACATTGTGTTCCACACTAAATGCAGACACACCTCCAATGAAAATTATGAATTATTGAAACACAAAATCACTACATTTTGTAGAAATTATAAATCAAGTTATAAAATAGTAATATTGGGAGAGAGAAATTTTCCACACACGGAAGAGGTTGACGCACATGGAATCACACAAATTTACAATGAATTAATGAATTTAACTAACAACAATGAAGTAATTGACATGAGCATTGAATGCATTTATTCCAATTTGAATTATGAAACATATACAAAAGATATTGAAATAATAAAACATGCGACTCATAACATTTCATTTGGCGTGGGAGGTGCGTTTTGCAATTCCATTTGTTTTGGAAAATCAACAATCGTTTACTGTAAAAATGAATTAATGTATTTTAACATTGAAACCTTGAACAATAACAATATACATCATTTCAATACAGCCGAATCATGTTTCAATTACATTGTTAACCTGAAACACAAACCTAATAAATAAAATAAAATAAAATATTTCATAAGCGTTTTTTGTTAATAAATTAATTGTGCATGTAATTATATTTCATTTTGTGATTTTTGTGATTATTGATTTGTTTCATACATTTGGTTATGATGAACAAAAATTGCATATGCTTGTTTCATTTAAGCACGGGAGATAATTTTACAATGTACGCTGCAGTGAGACATTTTCAAAAATTATATATGAATGTGTATATATTTTGTTTACATCGCAATAGACACACGGTAATTCAGCTGTATCAACCTTATGCAAATGTGCACATTATCATAATTGATGAAACTTACAATTATTATCTGGCTCCATCCAATTTGATAAACCAATGCAAATCTCAAATCAAAAATTGCGTTGTGGTCGCTTCTGGTTATTATGACCCCGCATTTGATGGAAGCAATGGTTTTTGGGAACGATTTTACACTCAAATGCATCTTCCGTACAGAATTAGATATGAATACGAAGACATACATAGAAACAATGAAAGAGAACTAAGATTGTACAATTCCATCATTGGCATGTATGGGAAAAATTATATTTTTTTACACGATCATCGCAATATTGCATACAAACATTACAACATAAGATCAAGCGTACACGTTGAAAGTGAATTGCCAGTGTTTCATCCAAACGTCAATTATTATTCGGAGTTAGAAAATGAAACCAACCCTCATCATGCTCTGTGGAGTTCGGAATTCATGTCAGACAACTTATTGGACTATTGCACATTGATTGAAAATGCAACTGAAATTCACGTGAGAGATAGCGCCTTTTCGTGTTTGATGCCGTTTATTAATTTGAATAATGTGAAAAGAAAGTGCATTTACACAATTTTTTCAATTACCGATTATCATGACAAATTCAAAAATTGGGAAATATTGGCAACCCCATGAACTGTAATGCACCTGTAATGCGCCTGAAATGATATTTAATTTTATAAAATATATATTAATGATACCTAACAAATAACAGATAATAATACATTTAATAATACATTTACACTTGCAAATGATAATGTATATTGTTGGATGCATATGGACAATTGGTTTATTGTGGATCTATTATTCCAATTATTAAACATTTGAATAGAAGGTGTTCATTTGTTTAGTTGTTTAGTTCACTGCACTTCGCCGTGCAGCTTCGCCAGCTTCGTCAAATTTTGAATGTACTTCATGGACTTGGCTTGATTTTCGGCGCCCATCTCGCGCACCGGCCCGCGCAGAGCGTCCACCTTTTGCATGACGGCGTTCCCCATGTACTCCAAATCCTGGGTGTAGTCCTTGTCCAGGAAGAACCCGATGTCGCCCTTCTCTATTTTGTCGGTGTACGGCTCAACAATGCACGTCACCCACGCGTTCATTAACATGCGCGGGTTCGTTTTTTTCATCAGCAACAGGGCGGTTCGGGCGGAATCAATGTCGGCGTCATCCGGAAACACACTTTGCACATCGTCTAGAAAATCGGTAAACTGGTTCAAAAACGCCTTCATCACAATGGATTTGTCGGACATTGTTTGTATATGGGTGATATGTATATATATCTAGTGTCATAAGTTTAAATGCATTTTCATTAAATTACATTTAAATATTCATTGCATCTACATGTCATACCCAACACAATGGAGACCTTTGCGCCGGAATGGGAGGAGTGGATTGACCTAAACCTGCGCTTGGGCAACTGCAGGCAAATCATGTTCCAGAAGTCGCTGGATGCGGGATATAGCTATGCATTATTAAAACGAAAAATCGGTATTGATTATCTGGCACCGGTCCAAATGCGTGTCTTGGACCGGTCCCAGCCCGTTGTTGCGCTGAGAAATGCACAGCGTCTGAATGCAAAAAACCTTGAGATTTTTCGCGTGGACGGGTTTTTGTCGCCGGATGAGTGCGCCGACATCGTTGCGACAATCAACGCGTCGGAGCTGACGGAGTCGTCCACATACAATGTGTCCAACCCGACGGAGCGCATTGTGAACGCGGACCGAACCAGCAAGACGTGTTATTTTGGGGGCAGCAATCCGTTCATTGCGGAAGTGGAGAGCCGCATTTGCAAAATGATGGGCATAGACAACCGGCACGCGGAACAAATTCAGGGGCAGAAGTATACCGCGGGGCAAGAATTCCGCTTCCACACCGATTATTTTGACCCCGAATTGTTGAAGAAGGATGCTTCCATCAACGGCCAGCGCACGTGGACGTTCATGATTTATTTGAATGATGTGGAAGAAGGCGGGCACACGTCGTTCCCGCACGCGTATTGTTCCTGCGCGCCAAAAACGGGCACCGCCATCGCTTGGAACAATTTGTATTCGCAGGCGTCGTCGCTGAACGCGGGCGACTGGGGCAGGGAAAACCCGTTCTCGTCGCACTGCGGCATGCCCATCATTCGGGGCGAAAAATACATTTTGACCAAGTGGTTCAAGGAAACCGAAATTAATCCGAGCGCACCACCGAATGAAATTTGCGAGCATCATTTTTTGCCGGTGTTTCATCCGGTGGGGTTTGAAAAGGTGCGCATGCGGCTGGCATGCGTGGACGCCATAAAAGAGTGGATGACTCGGGCGAACGAGGGTCAATGGACCGACGAAACAATCAATGGCGATGGGGTGGATTCGGGCATGGTGTCCAAGCATTTGAAGCTGGATACTGCGCCAATTAAACTATTACATGAGTTGCGCGACATGTTCCGCGAGATTCTTACAAAATGGATTGAATACAAGGCGCCGCTGGTGCACACCGCCACCTACGGCATTCGCAAGTACCTGCGCGGAAGCCACTTGGGCAATCATTACGACAAAAAAAACACGCACGTCATCAGCGCCATCATTCATTTGGACGATGACGCGTCGGACACCCCTTGGAACCTCTACATTGAGGACCACCATTTTCGGCCACACAATGTAACCATGGAGTACGGTGACATTGTGCTGTACGAATCCACGACCTGTTTGCACGGCCGTCCGGAACCGTTTGAGGGCTTGGCGCATTGCAACATGTACATCCATTTCAAACCGGAATCATGGAATTAGCAATTAGCGGTTTGCGATTAGCGATTAGCGACGTTGCTGTGGTTGCCCTTGAAATTGTTGCCCTTGAAATTGTTGCCCTTGTGACTGCTGTTGCGCGTACGTGATTTGCTCGTTCCTCTCTTTTTGCAGCTTCTCCAACGTGACGTCCGGCCCGATGCGCGCCTGCTTCTCCTCAATCGCCGGACAGTTGATGGATTCGTTGAAGTCAATGGTGGCGTAGTTGTACAGCTGGCGCAGGCCGCCGCTGCCCTTGGCCGACAACTCCTCGCTGCTTTGATCCAAAAAGCTGTAGTTGTCCGACATCACGCCAAACCCGCCCATGAACTCCCCCCCGGTGGAAAAGGGGGATGGCTCCCCGTTGAAGCCGGTGGCCACGTTGTTGTGCTGCACGTCCAGCGGTTTCAAGTGGTTCGTGATTTGGTCGCCGTAAAGCACCGCGTGGTTCTGGTTTAGCAATAGCAGCGCCGGCACGCGGTTCACGTGCGGCGGCAGAATGATTTGCTGCCCGTCATCCAGTACAATGTACCACGCACCGTTCTCCCCCTTCACGCGTTTGTCAATGCACATGTAGTGAATGCCTTCCTTAACCTTGCCTTTGGCCAGCCGTTGCAACAGCGATTTGGACTTTTCGCAAAAGTTACTGTAATACAGAATGCTGCTCATTTAACTTACGTGCAAGTTAATAATGGCATTATTTTAACTCATTTCCCCAAAAAAAGAATATTTGGTTAATGCATGTTTCCCGGACCTGATAATTTTAAACTTTAAACTTTGAACTTTAAACAATGAAACTGAACGGGTCTCGCCGGGACATTAACGGTTGGATTTATCTCTCCATTCACGGAGACCCATACAAGCGCGGGCTTGCGCACGGCCACTTGGTGGCGCGCGAACTCGCGCAAATCATGGAGATGTTGGAGTTTTTCTTGTACGAGGAGTACGGACGTAAGTTTGCGTTTTTCTGCGAAATTACGGACGACTTTTTTCGCCCGCAGATAGAGGCGAACTTTCCCGAGTATTATGAGGAGATGCGCGGCATTGCCGACGGCTCCAAGCAGCCGCTGCCCACTATCGTGTTTTGGAACTGCTTTGTCAGTTTTGATTATATGTTTTCCCACCTCTCGGAGGTGCTGAATGAGCCGCACAACGCGCACTTGCGGTCCAAGGCCGTGTACGCCGAGTTTTTGGAAAGCGGTTCTAAAAAAGCCAGCGGCGGGCTGGAAGGCGGGGGCAGGGGCGGGGCCCAGGACCGGTGTAGCGCGTTCATTGCGGTGGGCGACTACACCGCCGACGGCAAGATCGTGTGCGCGCACAACTCGTTTGACAACTACATCAACGGGCAGTACTCGCGCGTGATCCTGGACCTGCGCCCGAGCAGCGGGCACCGCATCCTCATGCAGTCGTTCCCGGGCGGCATTCATTCGGGGACGGACGTGTTTGTCACGAGCTGCGGACTGTTTGGAACCGAGACCACGATGGGCGGGTTTAACGCATATGAAAACAAGGACCCCGTGTGCTGCCGCATTCGGCGCGCCATGCAGTACGGCAGCACCATGGACGACTACGTGGCCATGCTGACCGAGCGCAACTCGGGCGACTACGCCAATGCGTGGCTGTTTGGCGACACGCGCACGAACGAAATCATGCGATTGGAACTCGGTTTGAAATACGTCAACGTGGAGCGCACCAAGAACGGCTACTTCATCGGGTTCAACGTGGCGTACGACCCGCGCATCCGGAACCTGGAGTCGTTCAATACGGGGTGGGACGACTTGCGCCGCCACCAGGGCGCGCGCCGGGTGCGCCTGCAGCAAATGATGGAGGAGCACAAGGGGCGCTTGGACGTGGAAACCGCCATGCGGCTCATTGGTGACCACTACGACGTGTATTTGAACAAGGTTAACCCGTGCTCGCGCACGACGTGCTCGCACTACGAGCTGGACGCGCGCGAATTCATGTCGCAGGCCGACCGTCCGAAACCGTTTCAGCCGCGCGGGGCGGTGGACGGCATGGCGATTGACACGGAGATGGCCAAGCGCATGCAGCTGTGGGGGCGCTGGGGCAGCTCGTGCGGCACGGGGTTCTACAAGGACGCGTTTTGCGACCGCAACATGATTTGGGACGTGTATCGCCCCTATCTGCACGACCGCCCGCCGCAGCCGTGGACGCTGTTTGAAATCAATCGTCACCGCCTGACGCGCGATTCGCGCCACCGCCGCAGCAAAAGCAGCCACCGCCGAACAGTGAAGCACTTAAGCATATAAAATGCTGCGGTGCAAACAATTTAAACACTTGGACATAGTTGTAAGTATTTAAATCAAACCTCTGTTTTCAATGCAGCCGCAAGAACAAGGACAAGGACAAGGACAAGACCACGTGCCCATCGTGGATGATTTGATCATCATGATTCAGGAGCTGCACGCCAAATACGCTGAAGACGAGTTCATGCTGCGAAAATTGGTGGCGCACGTGGTGCACCTGCCGGCCGTTCTGGACGCCGCCCAAGCCGTGCGTAACGACAAGGAGCAGCGCAAGCAAACGCTGATCACCGCGTCCGACGAGTTCATTGAGCAGTTTCTGAACGAGTCGCCGCACTACTATTACAACGCCAACGTGGAGCTGTTTTTTGTGTACAATGCCGACGCCGAGAGAAATTACAGCGTAATAAATGAGGACGACATTCTGTACCCCATATTGACCCAAATCAGCCGAAACCGGGAGCTCATGCCGTGGAAATACAGAATCAAGAACCAAGTGCTGCGCCGCATCAAGGACCGGTGTTTGCTCACGTCCATTCCGGAGTCGCAGACCATCCAGCGCACGCTGAACATGCTGTGCCCCACCCTGTTCCGAACGCGGGATTGCGCAAAGTATTTTTTGACGGTGATTGGCGACGTGTTGCTGAAAAAAACGGTTACACCCAACGACGGGTTTGAACCCATTTACATTGCGGCGCCGAGGGTGCGGAACTTCATGAAGGGGCTGAGCCAGGAGTGCGCCACGTTGTTCAGCACCACGCTGCTGTCGGCGTTCAAGTTCAAATTTTACGAGTACGATTTCAGCGAGTGCCGCTTGTTGGACATGAACGACGTGGCGCTTGACGCGTATTCGGAGCCGTTCAAGCACCGAATGATTGACATTTTCTGCGTTGCGGCGCATTATTCTCAGCGCTATGAAAATGCGGAGAATTTCTTGCACACACAGTGCAAGGACACGTCCGCCTATCATCGGGTGCTGTATTTGAAGCACCACCCCGAGGACCAGCTCATTGCCAAATTTGTAACGACGTGTTTGGAGGCGTCCCCGCAAACCCCGCAAAACAGCGTGAGCATTTCGTGGAAAAACATGCTGTACCTGTGGAAGGTCTTCATTGACGAAGAGAGAATTCCAAACGTGTTTTTCGTAAACGCGCTGAAAACGCGGCTGATAAAACATTTGCCGAACTACTCTGAAACGACCGATTCATTTTTGCAGATCACGAGCAAGCACCTGCCGCTGGTCACGCGGTTCAACGAGTTTTGGACGCACCACATTGTGGTGAATGCAAACGACGAAGACGAGCTGGAAATTGACGAATTTACGGCGCTGTTCAAGCGCCACTACCACCACCAGCACCAGCAACAGCTTCAACAAGCGACACAGCCGTTGCCGCAGATGCAGAGTCATAATCACACGGATGCCACATTCTTGGGCTTGATTCGGCATTTTTGTCCCGATGTGGTGATTGAAAACGACAAGCATTTAATGCACGTGCGGTGCACCATGTGGGACAAGCGGGGGGAAGTCATTTCTGCCATGAACGAATATGTGGAAGAAATGCAGCTAACAACTGCGCAGTTAACAACCACGCCGCCAGTGGCTGCAGCGTCAGTGTATAAAGCGTATGAATTTTACTGCCACCAACAGCGAGCCAAAAACCACGCCTCAAACGTGCATCATTTGAGTGTGAGCAAAAAGTATTTTGAGAAAATTTGTAGTGAGAACGGGGTTTAAAATATTTGAATAATGCATGCATGCGATGTCTTTAGCAACCCCCATTGTTCCTCTTGTGGATGATGAGGATGACGGTGTAAGTGCAACGACAAGTGCAACGACAAGTGCAACGACAAGTGCAACGACTGTAGAGACAAGTAATTCAAGCGAAGCGATTGGATCAAGTGGTCCAAGTGGTCCAAGTGGTCCAAGTGGTCCAAGCGAACCAAATGCAATGAGTGGATCAAGTGGTCCAAGCGATCCAAATGCAATGAGTGGATCAAGTGGTCCAAGCGATCCAAATGCAATGAGTGGATCAAGTGGT